ATCCCCGTCTTATTGGTAAAATGATAGGATTTCCACTACCACAAACTTCGGTTCACCAATGGTTAGCAGAGCAGTATGGTTGTGATGTGGGTGAAGGTAAAGGTATTACATTCCGACTACTTTATGGTGGTATTGATGAAGAGTTTCACCAAATCCCATACTTCAAAGCCGTAGATGAATGGATTAAAAAGGTGTGGGATGAAACATCAAAAAACGGATATCTCCAAACCCGATACCGTCATATTCCTTTAAAATGGATTGAAGAAGCAAATCCACAAAAGGTATTCAACTACTTACTTCAAGCGCTGGAAACGGAGATGAACGTTGATAAGATGCGTACTATATTGGATTATATTAAAGATACTGATATAAAGATGAGGTTGTACACATATGATTCATTCTTATTTGATTACCCTATTGATAGTGATACGGAATCCGCAAAAACACTAAAAACTATAATCGAAGATGGTGGGTTTCCTATTAAAGCCAGTTGGGGTTTGGATTACGGAAAAGTGTAACGTTTATATTTATAGTATATACAAAAATATGCTATGATGAAAAGATTTCTATACATTCTCCCTTTAGTACTTATTGGATTATTTGGAGCAGCCCAACAAAGTGATGTTGTAAGAGTAAAAAATGATGTGTTTGAGGTAATGTACTCACAATCTTTAGAACAACCCCTTTATATAAAATATCGTTCTACAAACCGACCTACAAATGTTAATAGAGGTCATATGAATTTCTATACAGAAAAAGGTATTAAGACTTCGGATGATTTAGATTACAAAGGAAACATATATGATAAAGGACATGGGGCTCCAGCAGCAACATTCTCTGATAATGAAACTAATTTGAAGCAAACGTTTTCATACCTAAATTCAATAATGCAAGACCAATACCTTAATAGAGGTGAGTGGAGAATATTAGAAGAGCAGGAAAGAAAATGGGATGATAAAGAACCATTAACTGTAATTATACATTTAAATTTTGATAATCCGGCTAAAAGAGTTCCTACAAATGCTGCTATTCCTTCAAAAATACACAAACATATCCATTTTGAAAAATCAAATGTATGGAAGTGTTATTCGTTCCCAAATGCAAGACCTGAAAGGGGATGGGAATTGTACGAAGTAAAATGTGACCAAAAGGAACATAAATTTTAATAAAATATGACGGTAGAGCAAATAATAAATGAAATCCTTATAGAATGGGCTTATAGAGTTAATAACGGAACACCAAGCCCAAAAAACTCCGAACACATTTCAGTTTTATCTGAAGTATTAAGTGAAATGGGATTATCTGCTATTAAGGATGAATTATTAGAAAATCTTATAGGAGAGGAAACAAAGTATAAAAATCCAGTATTAAACAAAATTATTAAATACAAAAGTGATTCCGGTGAAGATAAAGAAGGTATAGTTGGAAACCTTTTAAGATTAAAAAAAGGAACACCTGGTAGAGATGCGGCTGAAAAAACATTACCACCGGAAGGAACTCCTGAAAGGGATTCAATGAATAAAGAATTGGGCTCTCAAAGGGGTGATACAACTCAAACACCTAAAGCCGGTGATGGTGAGAAAGAACAACCAAAAGCTGATGCAGATACTCAAGCAGCACAAGCTAAAATGTTTACATCAGACCCGGTAGCAAAGGCTGCTATTGAAAAAGAAAAAGATACTATGGATAAGGTGGCTAAAGCAGATGCTGAAGCCGATTCCCAAAATACATTTGTAAATAAAATAAAAAACAAATTAAAGAATTGGGGTAATGAAGAAAAAAAGTTCTTTCAAAATGGAGAACACAAACCAGGTTCAGAAACCCGTAGAACATTAGCTCAAGCTGTCAAAGATAAAGCAAGAGGTGCTGTTAAAGCGATAAAACAAGGTGTGGCGCATGAAGTTCACGAATTTAAAGAAGCCGGAAAAGGTGTAAATAAATTTTTCAGAGGAGAACCATTAAATGAACACGAACAGAAAGCTCTAAAATCAGTTGGTATTAAGATAGCAACTACCGCAGTATTTGGTGCTGCTATGGGTGGGTTATCGCATGGAGCAGCTTACTTTGCTAAACACGTTGCAGTTGAATTTATACCACACGTTGTTGGTGAAACACTTTTAAAAGGTGTGGGTAGAGCTGCAATATTTGCTGATGCTGATGGTGAAGCTGAAATGGAAGCAAATATGATAAAATTTGCTGAAATGATTGCGGATGGTATGGAGAATATGGAAATGAGACCCGAAGATTTGGAAAAAATTGTAGATGGTTGGAACGCCCATAAAGCTGGAATTGTTTATGAATCAGTAGATTTGGAAGAAGCTGATGGTAAGCAATTTGTAAATCCATTATTAAACAAAACAATAAAATATAAAAACGCTAAAGGTGAAGATGCTGAAGGATTAATTGGTAACCTTTTAAGATTACCAAAAGAACACCCTGGTAGACAAGCAGCTGAAAGACAATTACCGCCTGAAGGTAGTGCGGAAAGAGACCAATTAAATAAAGATTTGGGTTCGGAAAAAGATGGTAAGGAACAACCAACCAATACACAAGCTGGTCAACAACCACAACAACCACAACAAACTCAAAATATGTTCTCCAATGACCCTGCTATGAAAGCAATGTTAGATAAGGAGAAAGAGGTGATGGCTAAGTTAGCAAAAGCTGGTGAACCGGCGCCAAAACAATCACAACAAAGTGGGGAAGATTGGTCACAAGGAAAAGATGGTTGGGAAATATTAGATGATGAGCGTTCAAAGGTAGATAATATTAGAGATTACTCCGATGAAGAATATCAAAATGAGACTGGTGAATATTTTGATAATGATGTGACTAAAAATGTTGCACCAAACGCTTTTACTGATGAAGCAGATATGATTCAAAAGATGAAGGTAGCAAAACCTGTATTTCTATCAGCCGAAGAGATGCAGAATATGAGTAACACCGATGTTGGTGATATTCTTGCAGCAAGTGAAGAGGGTGGTAAAGAAGCTATGTTGAAGTTAGGTAAAGAAAGAGCTCAAGAATATGGTAAGGATTGGGATAGATTAGAAAAAGGAATAGCTTCGAATTCTGAAGTACCTGCTCCAATAGCATTAAGAGATAAAAATGGTGATTTACATTTAGTTGCTGGAAATACTCGTTTAATGTCATTTACTGCAAGCGGTAAAAAATTACCCGTAAAAGTAATTGATTACGATGGTGAGTTCAATTATGAAGGGGGTTCACAAAAACCAACTAATACACAATTCCAACCAATAGATGCAGCTGATGTACAATCTGAAATCCCACAAGCAGATACAGACGCTTTTAGTGGACAATCAACAATTGATACAATTTCATCGGAGCAGAAAAAACAAATATCAATGAAAATTGATGATTTGGCAAGAATGGCTGATGAAGCTAAGGCTAAAGGATTAAACGCACCAAACTATAATTTGTGCCAAGTAACTGTACCTGGTACAAACTTATATTGTGATAATAATTTAGGTATCCCAAGAGAAGAGATGCCACAATTTAAAGGTAAACCACAAGCCGGCTCCAAAGCTGAAAGTATGCCAAAGGATGCTAGTGGGGAAGTAGATACTGAACCTGTATTTAGAGAAATGTTGGCTAAGAAAGGTATTAAAATCGTTGATACTGAAATACCATCAGATGCCCTAAAAGCAACTCAATCCGAATTGGTTGGTGCTAAAGTAGCAGGTATGACTAAAGCATTAGAAAAAGACCCAAATCATCCAAAAATCACTGCACCAATTTATGTAAGTAGAGATGGATATGTAATTGATGGACATCATAGATGGGCAGCTATGACATCTAAAGCAATTAAAGATGGTACTCCAACAAATATGAAAGTTAGGGTAATTGATATGGATGCTAAAGATATTATTCCAATGGCTAATAAATTTGCAGAAGAAATTGGTGTGGCTGCAAAGAAGGCTGATGCAAACTCTGAAACTCCATCTTTACCAAACGATTTACAACCAAAAGTAACTGATGATAAAAAAGGTGAAACCGCACAAACTGCAAGTGGTAAACGATTGTACAGTTTAGGTGGTGGGTATTATTCAGATACTCCAAATGGTGATGCTAAATATGTAAGAACCGAATCAGTATTAGAAAGGGCATTAGTTCATGAAGATGTTGATTCACTATTTCTTTTGTTTGAAGATACTTTAACAGGATTTAATGCTAAAGGTGAAGAAATAACCGTAAAAGTATTACCACAAAAAGCAGTTAAAACTGCAACGGCTCAAGCTAAAAAAACTGCTGGAAGTAAAAAGGGTGAAATAACTAAAAAGTATCCACCAAAAACAATTAAAGGTGAGATGCAAAAATTAGATTCTATGGATTCTTTAATAGCATCTGCTGATAAGGATACTAAAACAAGAGTAAACATTCTTAAAAAGAATTGGTTAAAATATCTAAATGCCGATACAAAAGAAGAAAAAATAGAAGCACTTAAAGAATTAGCAGAATATAAATTGATTGAAGGACATGCTGGTGGTAAGAAAATTTACTTATCGGCAAATACAACATTACCATACAAACATCTAACAGGTTCAGCTGGTACATCTATTACAGAAGAAATGAATCAGTTAATTATAGAAGCTGGAATTGATGTACCGCTTAGAGGTGGTGCTAAAGATAGAGCATTGGCTGATATGAGTGGTAAGCACAATGAAGCTGGTGTTGTATCATACCTATTCCCATCTGATGAAAATAAAAAGGCGTATGCCGATACTCAAAAATCTTTCAAACAATTGGGTGGAGATGAAGCTAAATTTGATAAAATTAATAAAAAAGCAGCCGATAGTATAAAAGAAAAATTACCAAAGGGGGCTAAAATAACGGGAGCTCAGCAAGTTGGTGGTATTGGTAAGACCGAATTAATGAAATTAGGTATAGACCCTAAAGTAGACCCTACTGATTTAATTATATATTATGAAATGCCAAATGGCAAAACCGGAATTATGAAAGTTTCTGCTAAAACTTATTCTGACCCAAAAAATATAACAATGAAAAATTCTGGTGTGAATAATGCTGGTATTACTTATTTGGGTGAACTTGGTAAAGAACTTGATTCCAAAGTTAGTGAAATGAGAAAAAAGTTTGCATGGGATGATTCTATGCCTGAGGAGAAAAAAGCAGAACAAAAGAAAAATCTAAAGCAATCATATCTATCGGAGTTTAGTAAAATTATGGTTGAATTAAGTAAAACTGAACAAGGGCAAAAGCAACTTACTAAAATGTGGAAAGATGTTCATGGTTGTGGTAGAGATGTATATACACAAATTATTAACAAAAATACTGGAGAGGTTGAAGTTAAATCGCCTGATTATTATTGTAATCCAAAACCACCATATGAAATTAAATACGATGGTGTAAAGCTGGTAATTAATATGGGTGGACAGGATGATACGTTTATTCAGATTGATATGAAAACCGAAGATAAGGGTTCTCCTAAATTATTGTTTAGACACAGAACCAAATAAATAATAGCAAAAATACCCTTTCTATGTATATATGATATTTATATACAAAAATAGAGGAGATTGATGAAAACCCAGTTATTATGTACTTTTACAACAAAGTCAGAGCTTCAAAATACGCTTCAGCAAATAAGAGAAATATATCACATAGTATATAACTACATCTATGTGCTGCAAAATAAATCTAATTTAGAAGAGTTATTTATAACATACAATATTGATACAGCATTCCAACCGGATACTCCGTTGGAAAACACAATTCTAATACATAGAAAAAAAGAGTCTAACTCACTTTATACTATTAATGCTCTTAACGAATTAGTTAAAGAGGAAAATGGTGGGGTGTTGGATACATCTTTTGTCATCAATTGGCAAAAGTTTAAAAATTGTATTATTCTTACCAACGCTGAGGGTACTAAAAAAATTCAAACAAGAGTTTTTGAAGTAATATCATTTGGTGAAGAACAAGTTATGTAATTCAATTAATTTAAAAATTAAATCATGCTACTAAAAAGAGGTGACAACAACGAAAACGTTAGATTGATGCAAGAAAAATTGGGTATCAATCCAGCGGTTACTACTTTCGGACCTAAAACCGAAGAAGCTGTTAAGGCTTTTCAAACAAAAAATGGACTAACACCTGATGGTATTGTTGGAGATAAGACTTGGGAAATGATTATGGGAGGTTCAGTTCCAGCGCCAGCACCGGTTGTGGTACAACCTGTTGGTGGATTGAAATTAGACAAATTAAAAGGACATATTCCTGATGCGGTAATTCAAATGATTCCTGATACTGCAGCTAAGTTCCAAATTAATACTCCATTAAGATTAGCACATTTCTTAGCACAATGTGGACATGAGAGTGGTGGATTCCGTGCAACGCAAGAAAACTTAAACTATTCAGCTAAAGGTTTGATGGGTATATTTAAAAAGTATTTCCCAACTGAAGCAATTGCAAATCAATACGCTAGACAACCACAAAAGATTGCATCTAAGGTATATGCAAATAGAATGGGTAATGGAACTGAAGCAAGTGGTGAGGGCTACAAATTTAGAGGTCGTGGATATATTCAATTGACAGGAAAGGATAACTATACTGCATTTGGTAAAGCAATTGGTGAGGATATGACAGCAAATCCTGACAAAGTAGCATCTCACTACGCTCTACTTTCAGCAGCTTGGTTCTTTTCTAAAAATGGTTTACATAAAATGGCGGATGGTGGTGCATCAGATGCTGTGGTTACCTCAATTACTAAAAGAGTAAATGGTGGTACAATTGGTTTAGCTGATAGAATTAAGCACTTTAAAGAGTACTATCAATTACTTGCGTAATAAGAAATTATAATGGCAAAGTACACAAAAGAACAAATTGAAAAAGCAGTAAAAGCAAAAGGTTATGCTTGGTTTGAAGATTCTACTAACAAAGGATATGATTTAAACATTGTTGGTGTTAGAAATTCTTCTACTGGTAAAGCAGTAACTAACGCATTTGATGATGTTATCACACTATCTTACAAAGAAAATGGAAATTGGGTTTACAAAGAATGGGCTAATACAACAGACCCTGGAACAAAAGGAGTTAAAGAATTCCATAATGCTGCCGGTGTAGCAAGATTAGTTCCTGGTCAATATAGAGGTTCTCATACAATAGGTCTACATCAGGGCAAATACGAAGCACTAAAACAACAAAAAGCAGTTAAAGTATATCGTGATGCTAATAAAGATATGACTTATGATGAAAGTAAAATCCAAGAAGGAATTTTTGGAATCAATATCCACAAAGCTGGTAAAGATTCAACCTATGTAGAGAATTGGTCTGAAGGATGTCAAGTTTTTAAAAGAGAAGCTGATTTTAATGAATTTATGGCTGTTTGTAAAAAAGCAGCTAGTGTTTGGGGAGCATCGTTTACATATACTTTGATTGAGTCAAAGGATATTGTGTAGTGAGAACTAAGTGGGATTCTTTTTTAGAAAACACATTAGCACCTTTAGCAATTGTAGTGATTATTTTTACTTTTGCTTACATAGCTGGACATGTTCGGATTTCGTATTCAAATAAGAAGATTGAAAGTTATGAAACCATAAGAATGTAGTAAATAAGGGAGAGAAATCTCCCTTTTTTATTTGGCAGTATCGAATATTTTTTGTATATTTGTGTAAATCTATCCAAAAAGTGTTGGATTAAAAATATTTTGAAAAAAGATTTGGAAAGCTCAGATTTTATTCGTATATTTGTAATCTTATCATATTTATATAAGATAGGGGTGTAGGAAAGACACCATAATAAAACCATAAAACTTAAACAATTAAACTTTAAAACGTAAACAAAATGGCTATTAATTTAGATGCAATCAAGAGCAGACTTAACAAACTGCAAAACACCCAAAGAAAAACTGTAGAACTTTGGAAACCAGCACCGGGAAAACATCAAATCAGATTAGTTCCCTATAAGTTCAACAAAGAAAATCCTTTCATTGAACTTTTCTTTCACTACAACATTAACAACAAAACTTACTTGTCTCCGATGTCTTTTGGACGTCCTGACCCAATCGTTGAGTTTGCAGACAAACTTAAAAGAATGGGTGATAAGGAAGATTGGAAAGCAGCAAAACGTATGGAGCCGAAACTTAGAACTTTCGTACCAGTATTGGTAAGAGGTGAAGAAGGTGAAGGTGTTCGTTTTTGGGGCTTTGGAAAAACTGTATATCAAGAAATTCTTGGATATATGGCTGACCCAGATTATGGTGATATCACCGACTCGCAAAGCGGTAGAGATATTGTTGTTGAAGTAGTATCCGCCGAAGATAGTGGTACATCGTATCCTGTAACAACTATCCGTGTAAAACCAAAAGAAACTCCACTTGCGGAAAACAAAGAAGATGTGGAGAGATTCCTTAACTCTCAAGTAGAAATTACTGACCTTTACCAAGAACTTACTTACGCTGAATTAAAGAGTGTATTAGAGGGATGGTTGAATCCATCAGCAGCTGCATCAGAAGAAGAAAAATCAGTATCCGCTGAAACTCTTTCTTCAACCGCATCTGATGATGAAGATGAAGCACCATTTGATACAACTCCAGCTCCAAAAGCTGAAGCTAAGAAAGAAGAAGCAAAGAAATTAGATGATGTTGCTTCAGCTTTCGATGACCTTTTTAATTCATAAAAATAAGTAAGAATATATGGCAAAGAAAGAACTAGATTTAGCTGAAGTATTGGCTGAATCGTTAAACAAGCAATCCAAAGAACAAAAGGTAGCATACTTTTTGGATACTGAAGATGCTCCTACAAACGTAGAAGGTTGGATATCAACTGGAGCATCAATGTTGGATGTGGCGATATCAAATCGACCATATGGGGGATTGCCTGTTGGTAGAATCACCGAAGTTACGGGTTTGGAGCAAAGTGGTAAGTCACTCCTATCAGCTCACCTCCTTGCAGAAACCCAAAAATTAGGTGGAGTAGCAGTTTTGATTGACACTGAAACAGCAGTAAGTAGAGAATTCTTAGATGCTATTGGTGTTGATGTATCAAAGCTACTTTATGTATCAGCTGATTCCGTAGAACAAATTTTTGAGTTTATCGAAACTATTATTGAAAAAGTTAGATTAACGAACAAAGATAAGTGTGTAACAATCGTAGTGGATTCAGTTGCAGCCGCTTCTACAAAAAAGGAATTAGAAGCTGATTATGATAAAGATGGTTACGCTACTGATAAGGCAATTATCATTTCCAAAGCAATGAGAAAAATTACCAATATGATTGGTAGACAAAAAATTACTTTGGTATTTACCAATCAATTAAGACAGAAGATGAACGCAATGGCATTTTCTGACCCTTGGACTACTTCCGGTGGTAAGGCACTTGCTTTCCACGCATCTGTTAGATTAAGATTGAAAGGAATGGGTTCTATTAAAGGTAAAGATAAAAATGGTAATGAACACATTGTTGGTATTAAAGTAAGAGCACAGGTTATTAAAAATCGAATGGGACCACCAT